TTTGGAAACAGCTACTACAGTAGAAGTAACTCAAGCAAAGAATTTACTTTCTAATGTAAACAGAGCAGCTCAACAAAAGGGATGGCATTTTAATACAGAGTGGGATGTAGTGTTAACTAGGGATAGTGACAATAGGATTCCACTTAGTGAGTCTATTCTTTCTGTGTATCAACCAGGACAGCTAATGACCATTAGGGGTAGGTCTGGTAGTATGTATGCTTATGATTTAGATAACAATACCTTTACTTGGACTAAGAATTTAAACAATGCTGTTACTATTACTTTATTAGACTTTGTTGATACACCTAATACTTTTAGACAATATGTAACTACTAGAGCTGCTAGGATTTTCCAAGAAGAAATTATAGGACAAGTCTCAGCTGAAACTGTAAACAGACAAGAAGAAGCAGAAGCTTATGCTGATCTATTAGATGATGATGCAGAACGATCAGGATTAAACGTAGCTTATGGGACATTAGATATGTTAAATACGACTCAGCTTCACCGGAAATTATGGTAGATGCCCTTAATTACAGAACAAATAAGCAATCTAATCAATGGAGTTTCACAGCAACCACCTAGTTTAAGACTTGCTTCTCAATGTGAAGTACAAGAGAATGGCATGGTTACTATTGCTGAAGGTCTTAAGAAGAGACCTCCATTAGAGCACGTTGCTAAGATAACCAATAAGACAGATACAGATGCTAAAGTACATTTCATAGACAGAAGTGATACCGAAAGGTTTGTATTAGTAATGGCTTCAGACCAGTTTGATACTGCATTTTCTAGTGATTTTACTGGTACACAAATAGAGCTAACAGATTTAAGTGGTAACTCACAGAGTATAAGTGGTGACACAGGAGATGCACTTACATATATTACCACAAGTGATGCTAGGGATAACTTAAGATTATTTACAGTAGCTGATTATACTTTTATATTAAACAAGAATAAGACAGTAGCTAAGAGTTCTACTGTAAGCTCCTCAAGAGACCCTGAAGGCATTGTTTTTGTAAAGCAAGCCTCCTCTGCCACTACCTTTAAAGTCTTCTTAAATGGAGTCTCAGTGGGTTCTATATCAGCTGACGCTGATGCTGATACTTTAGTTACAAATGTGGCTACAGCCATGAGTAGTGTTTCTGGTTTTACTGTTACTAAATTTGGTAGTAGTAATGTTCATGTAACCAGATCAGATGGAGCAGATTTTACACTTCATGCAGAAGCTCCTGAGGCTAACATGGTAGCTATTAAAGATAGTGTAGTAGACTTTACAGACCTTCCTGCTAGAACTAAAGATGGTTTTACTATTAAGATTACAGGAGACCCTAGTTCTGGTACTGATGATTATTGGATTAAACATAATAACCAAGCTGATGAAGACGTAGGTGAGTGGGTAGAGACTGTAGAACCAGGATTGGCTAATAGCTTAGATGGTACTACCATGCCTCTACAGTTGGTTAGAACTTCAGAAGACCCTTGGGATGATGCTTTTAGTGCTGACTATGGTGAAACTGTATTCTCTTTATCTACTATCACATGGACAGAAAGACTAGCAGGAGATGAAGTAACAGCCCCTGATCCTTCTTTTGTAGGTGAGACCCTTAATGATATGTTCTTCCACAAGAACAGACTAGGGTTCCTAGCAAATGAAAACATTATCTTGTCTGAGTTAGGTGAGCATTTCAATTTCTATGCTACTACGGCTACTGATCTATTAGATACAGACATGATTGATTTGGCAGCTCCTACTAATAAAGTTAGTATTCTACATAATGCTGTACCATTTAATGAAGACCTAGTAATCTTTAGTGACTTTGGACAGTTTAAGTTAACTGAGTTTGCAGCTGGTGGTCTTACTCCTACTAATGCCAAGCTCTCTTTGCTTACTGAGTATGAACATGACAAACTAGTACAGCCTGTAGTTAACGGTAGGAAAGTTTACTTCTCTGATGAAAATGATGGTTTCTCTATACTTAGAGAATTTGGTATAGTAGAAGATTTACAAGAAGAAACAGCAGAAAACATTACGTCTCATGTACCTAGTTATATCAAAGGTAAAGGCTTTGAGATTATACCACATGATGACTTTATGTTTATACTGTCTGATGAGAACTTAAATGAAGTATTCTTATATAAGTTTCTCTTTCAAGAAGGACAGAAGAAACTAAGTTCTTGGTCTAAGTGGAAGTTTAAAGATGAAGAAAAAGTAATAGGTATGACCGTAATGGATCATATAGCTTACTTTGTTATTGTTAGACCTGATGGTACTTATCTAGACAAGATGTCTTTACAAGATGCCAACCTTACAGACTTAACTGAGAGTTCAACTCAATTAAGTTTTAAGGTATTATTAGATAGGTCTGTAGAACTTACTGGAGTATATAATTCTGGTGCTGATACTACTAGTTGGACTTTGCCTTATCCAGATGACTTTGGATCAACCTTTAGAGTAGTTTTAGGGCCAGCTTGGGAAGGTAGAGAAGGAGCACAAGTACAAGGATTAACTCAAACTACTTCTACTACAGTAACTGCTACTGGAGATTATTCAGATCACCCTGCTTTTGTAGGTAAGGAATATCAGTTCTTATATGAGTTTACTGAGCCTACTATTAAGACAGAAGTACAAGGAAGACTTAGTTCTTTATCTGGTGGTATACTAAAAATTCGTAAGTTTAACATTAACTATTTTAAAACTGGTTACTTTGAATTTAAAGTCACAGCTCCTGGTAGAGACGCGTTTACCCATAAGTTTACTGGTAGAATACTAGGATCAGCTTTGAATACCATAGGTACTATACCATTTGAAACTGGTAATTTTAAAAAGTTAATACTAGCTGATGCTAGAGGTTTAAAACTAGAAGTAGTGTCTAACTCATACCTACCACTTGCTCTTACTGGTGCAGATTGGGAAGGTAACTATGTAGTGAGGACAGTAGGGAGAAGGTAGTGAAGCCGTACCATAGAGAATCACAGTTAGATGATTTAACTTGTCTTTCATTAAATCTTAGATATGAAGATAGACGTGAGGTTGAGGCATTAGGACATAAAGTAGATCAAGCCTTAGCTTTAGGATATGGCAATAGTACTATCTGCCGTTCTATTATAGACAATAGAGGTAGAGTAGTAGGTATCTATGGTGTAGTCCCGTTGTCAGCTAAGTGTGGTCAAGTGTGGATGCTAGGTACTGATGGTCTTGTTAAGATCAAGACTGCTTTCCTTAAACAATCAAGATCAGAGGTAGAAGGTATGAATAGCGTATATCCACATCTCTGTAATATTATTGACTCAAGAAATGAAGTACACCTTAAGTGGATCAAATGGTGTGGCTTTAAGATACTTGGAGAAAAGGTTATTAATAACGTGAAGTTCTATGAATTCTGTAGGTTAATATAATGGCAGTTTCTGGATGGTTCTTGGCTGGACAGGCTGTTAGTTATGCAGCTCAGCTTAGACAAAATAAAGTAAACTATCAAGCACAGATAGATACTTATCTAGACAGAGTTAGTACAGCTAATACTAACTTAGCTCTACTTAATAAAGAGTATGCTTTTAATAGTGAGCTTATTAATGAACAAGAACGTAGATTAGGCCTTTCACACCAAATAGATAAATATGATAATTTAACTGAAATAACTAGTAGAGTCGCTGAAGTTAAAGCTTTTAATCAAAACAGATTTGGGCCATCAGCTGATGCTTGGAAAAGAAATGTTGAAAGACAAGGTTTTCAAGCAAGACGAAGATTAGATATAGTTAACGAATTAGCTTTATTAGATTTTGACCGCAATAGATATGCTTTAGCTTTAGGAGTAATTAATAACAGAAATAATATTATTAAATCTATTGGTAGAGCTCCTAGTTCAGATGGTTATGTTCTTAGTCAAATTGGAACGGGCTTATCTGCTTTTAATAAATTAGGATTTAGAGAAGATAAAGAAGGTAATATAGTTTCTAGGTTTTCCTTTACTGAACCTACAGGACTTCAAACTCCTTCAGAACTAACAACAGGCTTATCTATAAAATCTTCTCCAACACCTAGTTATGATGATAGACTTTTGAATAATCAAATATCCTAATGGCAACTAGATCAAGAGATTTATTTAAACCTCCAGCACCCCGTACAGCTGCTGTACCTACAGCTGTTAATGTTGGTAAATTAAATTTAACGAAAGCCCCTTTGACTCCTGGTATACAGTCTAATGCTCAGGCTTTATCTGCTGGATTAAGCAATATTAGTACAGCTTTTGCTAAATTTGGAGAAGATGCTAGAGCTCGTCAACTTAATAATGACATAATTAGAGTTAAGGCTGCCTTTGCATTAGAAAAAGAAATGCCAGGAGCCCTATTACCTGAAGCACAACGATCCTATTTAGAATTAACAGCTAAAAGAGATACTAGAAAATTCTTTGATTCTTTAGAAAATGAACAAGCTGAAAGAGCTAAGTTATTATTAGAGAGTGATTTAACTCCTACTCAACAAATAACACAGCATGAAGATTTTATTAGAAATTCTTATGCTTTGTATGCTACTAATGCTGGTTTTAATCAAAGTCAACTTGCAGCTAGTAATGAAATAGTAGAAAAAGAAGCTTCTAGATTACAAAATGAATTTATAGTTGCTCAAAGTAAAAAGATAGCTAGTGTTAGAAATACTGAAATGAATCAGAGTATAGCTTCTATCTTTACTCAAACTCTAAAAAACAATGATAATGCAGATGATCCTTTAGAGTTAAGTGATCTTTTTACAGATGTATTACATGAACGAGTACGGGATGAAATAAGAGATGCTTTTCCTACAGCTAATGATACAGACTTAGACCTAAGAATTATCCAAGTATTAGGACAGATAGCTGCTGATCCTGATAATCCACAACCAGAAATATTAGAATATCTTGATAATCCTAGAACAAGAAAAGGTAGACCTCGTTTTACTCTTATAGATAAAGTAGGGAAAGCTGCTAATTCTGCTATTACTACAGCTATTGCTACTTTTAATAGAGTAGAAAACGAAAGAAAAGAACAAGAAAAAGAAGAAGAAAAAGAATTACATAGACTAGCTAATATACTTGCAGGAAAAAAATTAATAGAAGCTCTCCAAGCAGGAGCCCCTACTAGAACTAAAGAAGCCTATGCTCAAGAATTAAGAGATAATACCGAATTACAACATTTAACAGAATATGATATACGTTATTATTCTGAACAATATCAACAAGGATTAGTTGATAGGTTAAAACCTTTAGAGCCTGTTAAAGTTAGAAAATTAGCTAATGAGATAAAGAATGGTGACTACGGTACTTTAAAAGACTTACAAGCAGATGTATCTGGTATGCACTTAAATGACCAGAATGTACTTTTTGCTGCTTGGGATGAGTGGGAACGAGGAGAGTTAGACGAGGCTGAGAGAGAAAGTAGAACTTTTGGTACTGCTCTTAAAGAACAATTTAAAACAGATAGAAAAGCTTTAGCTAGAATAGCAGCAGTTAATAAACTTACCACATTTGGTAGAGGTGATCCTAGATATAGAGACTCTGATGATCCAGACTATAATGCTATAGTTAAAGAATATATGAATAAAATTCTTTTAACTGATCCTAAATTTAAAGACCTTGAAACACAGGCAGTAGATAAAGAGATCGAGTTTAATCATAAAGCTGAGAAACTTATTCGATCTATAGGTGGAGAGGATGATCCCAATAGGACTAGATTAGCTCTTCAGGCTCTACGAGATGAAATATTAGGTAGAGACAAAGATTTATTTCAGTTCCAAGAAGCTCCTAAGGAGACTGCTGATGAAGTTACAGAAGAAAAACCTGAGCAACCTAAAGTTAAAGGGGCTGGTAAGGATACCAAATCTAGTTCTGATATTTCTGATCAATCTAATTTACCTCTTCCCAAAGTCCCTACTCCATATCATGTACCTAAGATAGGCTCAGCAGCAGTTAACAAAATAGCTAAAGGTATGGAAGCTCTTGAAGCTGCTAAGATAGAAGTGCCTATAGTTTCAGCTGCAATTGATATAGTATCTCCTCAAACCGTTAGAAATATAGGTGAAAGAATAGATGCAACTTTGTCTAAGGCTAACAAAATAAATGCTACCTTTACTACTATTCCTCAAGATACTTTTGCTAAAGTTGTAGAAAAACGTGGAGGTATTAATCCAGCTTTACAAATTAATTTAAGTCAATTCGCAAGAGAAGTTAGAGACCTTCCTGCTAATATAGTTAAAGATATTAGACCTAGACTTGAGATTGTACTTAGTGGAGAACGAGAATTTGGAACTTCTAGAAATGCTGCTAAATATTTGATAGGGGGAGAAAGCTTATTAAGAAAGTCTTTTATAACTGAGCCTACTAAACTAGTTATTACTAAGATGGAAAAAGTATTTGATCAGCTTACTAAAAATATTAGTAGAATTCCTGGTAAGTTAAGTAAAGTTCCTGGTAAGCTATTAGATAAGGACAATACTGATCTTCCTATAGAGTCTACTTTTGAACCAGAAGCTGATACATTTCCAACTGTAAGACCCAATATAGCTTATGTACAAGAACAAAAAGCTAAAGCTATAAGAATTAAAACTCAACTAGAAGACTTTGGTGCTAAGGGTCTCAATAAAGATGTTAATTTAGACA